CGGCGTCCCACAGCCGCTCCCAGTGCTTGCGCCGGGCCGGGCTGAGCTTGCCGTCGCGGACGGCGGCCTGGATGACGGTGTCGCGCTGGTCGCGNAGCTGCGCGGCGCGGGCGGCCTCGCCGGCCTGGACCCGCTTGTTCATGTTGTCCCACGCCTCCTGCTCCACGGCGATCACGCCGCTCGGCAGCTTGCGCGAGGCCGCCGCCATCGCGGTCGCGTTCTTGTCCGCCAGCGCCGCGACGCCCGCCGCGATGGCGGCCTCGTCCAGCTCGGCGTCCTCGGCCAGGCCCAGTTGCGCGCGGAGGGCCGCCTTCTGCTCATCGGTGAACTCCACGTCGGAGCCTCCCTTTCTTCCCGGGCCGGTGCCCTTCGTCTTGGCCTTGCTCTTCGAACCCGCGCCTGCGTGGGCGTGGTTGTGCTTCGCATCCCCCGCGTGGGCGTGCGAATGGTCGTGGGACATGTCGCCGGCCTGCGAGCCGAGCGCCGCGTGCGGGTGGGAGTGCGTGCCGGTGTAGCTGCCGTGCGGCCCGCCCGCCGCTGCGTCATCCGGGTCGTAGACGCCGAGGAGCTCCATCAGCTGGTCGGCGAGCGCCTCCGCCGCGGTGATCAGGTCGAGCGCCTGGGCGGCTTCCTCGGACACGGTGGTGCGGTCGATGCCGGCGCCCAGCTCGCTGGCCTCATCCAGGGTGGCGTCGAGGCTGGCGAGCAGCTTCTGCACGTTCTCGTCGGCGTCGGTGTCGCTGGCGATGGCGGCCCGCGCGATGCGGAGCCTGGCCAGCCGCCCGGCCGTGGCCCGGTGGTCCCACGCCGCCTTGCGGGGCACGCCCTCGCGGCTCGAGGCGGCCGACGCCCACGCCGCCGCCACCTTCCCGGCCTTCATCCGCGCCGCCGCGGCCTTCACGTCGACGTACTCGACCTCCACCTCCTGCTGATCGCCGAAGGTGATGTCGGCGCCCTTGATCGTCACCGGCACCCGGTACACCTTGGAGGTGGCCTCGTCGCTCACGATGAGCTGCGGCGGGTCCATCTGCATCTCGGTGATCCAGTAGCTGTACGGCGTCGATGAGCTGTCGTAGTAGGCGCGCCGCACGTCCTCGGTCGTGACACCGGCCGCGAGCACCGTTCCTGGCATGGCTCCTCCGGAGATGTTCAGCCGCCACGACTCGCGCGGCGTGCCCTCAGGTGCGCTCTTCGCCGCCACGCCGTACAGGGCGGCCACATCGGCCAGGCTGGACAGAACGCCCACGCCCGGCATCGACGTGCCGAGCAGCGCCAGCGCCGTGATCACGAACGGGTGCACGTGGCCGATCTGGCACTGGAAGTCCCAGGCGCCCTCGATCGAGCGGTTCGGGTACGCCGAGGTCATGACCGGCCCCAGCCAGCCCGGCATCCCTGCCAGATCCCCGGTGATCTTGGTCCCCTCGGCGGCCAGCGCCATGTTCGCGACCCGGCCCACGGCGGGCTCGCCGTCGAACCGCGGGTCGGTGTGACCGAGCTTGATGACCGGGGTGCCGATGGCGGGGCACTGGCTGGCCTCCACCGCCGCCGCCAGATCCTCGGCCGTGAAGGTGGCCTCGCCCGTCGACAGGTTCCACGTGCCGGCCGCGACCAGGTCGACATCAGGAACCGTCGCGAGCGCGGGCATCTCGGCCATCAGAGCTCGCCGCCCCAGATGCCCATGACGGTGCCGCGGCAGCGGTCGAAGCCCTCGCACTCGATGTAGCCGCCGTTCGGGTAGGCGGCCTCCGCCTCGTCCAGCGACCGGAACACGGTGCCGTCGATCGCGGTGCAGTGCTCGCACGTATTGTCGTCGAGCAGCTCGGTCGCGATGTACTCGGCCTGCCCGGCGCTCTCCGGCGCCGCCTCGAGCACGGCGAGCCGGCCCGCGTTCTGCGCGGCGGACAGGGCGGCGCCGAGCTGGTCGCGGAGGCTGCGCTGGCTGAGCCCGTCCAGGTGGACCGCCACGAAGTCACCGGCGTCAGCGGCCGGGATGGCGCCCGCCACTTGCAGCGCGAACTTCGCGGCCTGCGCGGCCACGTACCCGCCGGCCATCGCCGCGGCAGCCGCAGCTACCTTGCCGAGCCACGAGGCGCTGATCTTGGCCTTCGAGTCGGAGACGGTGACGCCCTGGTGCTGCGCCTCGGCGATCATGCCGGCCTTCGCCTTATCCGCCGCGGTCGCCATCGCATCAGCCAGCAGCTGCGCGCCCGGCTTGCTGTCGACCTTCAGCCCGGACAGCCTGACCGGGCTGTCCGCCTGCGCGATGACCTGGTCGACGAGGCTGTCGCGCTGGGCGCGGAACACGGGCGTCCACTGCGCGAGCAGCCAGTCCAGCTCGGCCTGCCAGTCCGATTGCAGCGTCACCGGGTCGAAGCCGGCGCGGACCTCGGCGGCGGTGAGCTTGCGGCGCAGCGTGCCGGGAACGGCCGCGCGCGGCAGCGCTCCCCGTGCCCGCAGGTGCCGGAGCGGGCGTCCCGCCGCGGGCGTGGGTGCGGGCACGCCCGGCGCACCCGGTGCCGTTCCTGGCTGGCCGGGCGGCTTCGGCAGGATCGCGGGCTGCGGCGTCTTGCGCTGCGGCAGCCGCCACGCCTGCCGGATGTACGCCTCGAGCTCCGGGTCGGCGGTGATCGCGCCGAACTGCATCAGCCACATCAGGGCCTGCGCCGTCGGCTCGTGCTCCTGGCCGATGTCCGGGCAGACGACCCGCGGGCACGGCTCGTCCTCGCCCCAGTTGACGGTCACCAGGTCCGTCACGGCGCCCGGCATGCCCGGGTAGCCCGAGGTGGTCTCGGTGGCGATCTCGTCGGCCAGGCCCTGCAAGGCGAGCACGAACAGGTCCAGGAACGACTCGCCGAGCGCGCGGGAGCCGATCTCGGTCTGGCCCAGGTCGACGATCCCGGCCAGGCACATCTTGGACATCTGCTGGTCGAGGTACTTGATGAACGCCAGCGCGTCCGGCACCGAGCCGGTCATGCCGGACAGGCCGAACTTGAAGCCGGCCGGGATGCCCGCCCCCGTCTGGTCGCCCGCCCGGATCGCCGAGGCGAGCGCCTGGGCCTGGGTGACCTGCGCCTGCGTCGCGCCCGGCGGCGTCTCCACCGTCGGCACGCCCATCCCGAACCGCCGGATCGACGTGGCGTGCACCCGCCACGTCTCGTGCTTCAGCAGCCACGCGCCGAACGCCGGGCGGAGCATCGAGATCCCCGCCCACTGGGAGCCTTCCATCTCGTGCGCGTACCAGACGAGCCGCTCACCCGGGATCGGCTGCTCCTGGGTGGTCTGCCGGACCTCCATGACCGAGCCGTCATGGTTCAGGTGGATGTTGGCGAGGGTCCACGGCATCCGCGGGCCGAGGGAGGCGAGATGGTACAGGCCGGCGGTCTCGTCGAGCTCGTAGCGGCGCTCGAAGAGCGAGTGGCCGAAGATCAGTTTCTGCGCGGCGGCCCGCAGGTGCCGGTGCCACGTGATGCCGCGGCGTCTCGCGGGGCCAGGGTGCTCGTCCACGCCCTGGATCGGCAGGCCCAGGTCATCGGCGACATGCCGGGTGATCTTCGGGTCGCAGCCCTCGCCGTCGACCGCCCACGTGGCCCGGAGCATCGGGTGGATGAACGCCGACAGGACGGCCTTAATTTGGGGGTCGTGCCGCATCTTGCCGTACGTGATGACCGAGGTCGGCCAGATCAGGTCGGCGCTGGTCTCCCACCACTCCGAGAGGAGGCCCTGGCCCCACGTTCCCCAGTAGTAGTCCGGGGTGCCGATGTCACGCGTCGGGGGCGCGGGCGCCGATGCAACGATGGCAGGCACCTCCGCGCTGAACTGAACGCCCCCCGCGCGGTCTGATCGGCGCCGCATGCCCGCTAGCGGCAACCCTACGCCATGTCAGCGCTCACCCGTTAGAGTCCAGTCCTAACAGCCGTGACATCCAGGGGGTAACAGGTGGCAACGTCGTGAACGTGGTGATTTACCAGGTTGTGCGCCTCACTGGCCAGGACACCGCTGGCGACGCATGCGAACGGCTTGTCCTGGCAACGTTCAGCCAGCAGCGCGCCGTGGAGATGGCCGCTTCCGAGCATGGCTACAAGATGCTGGCCATCGAGGTTGAGGACGCGCCTAGTGTGGCGGTCTAACAGCCGTTACAGCGAGGGGGTTGCCAGTGGCCAGGTCTGAAGCGCTGCGGCAGGAGATCGACGCGATGAGCGGCATCGAGCGGATCATGACCGCCCTGCCGCCCCGGACCCGCTCCCGGGTCGTCGGCTGGGTGATCGACCAGTTCATGGAGCCGGTGCCGCCGGCTGAGCATCAGGCTGGCGTGGATGCGCGCGGCATCGACAAGCCCTAGCGGTGGCGCGGGACGCCGCCAAAGCGCGCGGACTGCTCGTCATAGACGGCGCGCGCCGTCGCGTCCAGATCAGCCAGCGTGACCCGCTCCCACTCCTGGGTGACGACGACCTTGCGCCGCCAGACGTGCGAGCCCTGCCAGAGCTGAAGGCCGAGCCAGTCATCGAGCGGATAGACCGCCTCAACCTCGGGCGCGTCGTTGCGGACCTGCATGCTGCCGCCTGACATCTCGATGGCGTATTCGGTGACCGGCAGCGGGTCAGCCGTCCTCCGTCCGGTGCCGTGGAGATGAATGCCACAGCGGCGCACCTCCGGGTAGGTGGCCGAGTTACGGCATCGCGTGCCAGCCTTAGTGGTCGCGCCGCAGCCATGCCGGGCGCAGAAGAGCCACACGTTGCGGCCCTCGCCGTCCAGTTCGCTCCGGCAGCGGGGGCAGCGCGTGGCTGCCATGATCGCGCGGACGGTGCGCTTTTCGTTCTCGGTCAGCGTGTTGCCCATGCCCTCGCCGCTCTCATGCCGGGCACTGCAGGCACCTGCGGCCGTGGCCGCTGACCGTCGGCGGGTGGGTGCAGTGCGAGCAGCACGGGTACAGGCCGGGCTTCAGCTCGGGCAGCTTGAATACCGCTGGCTCGTTCCCGGGCGCGACGATCGCGGCGAAGCCATCGGGCATGCGGGAGTCGGCCCTCACCGGAATGCCGAACGGTCCGGCCGGCTGCTCCAGCGCCGCGAACCCCGCGCGGACCACCTCGGCCATCGTCGTGCCGAGCGCCGCAAGGGATGCCGTCTGCGCGTCTGTCAGGTAGACGCTCGTGCGCTTACCCATGGACGGGCTCATGCCATGGCGACCAGCCCCACATGCCGCCCTGGTCCTGGCCTACGAAGCCGAGCCGGTCAAACCAGATGTCTCGCAGCCAGTGAGGGATATCGAGACTGTCGATCAGGCTGTCCGGGCTGGCTGCCTCAGCCTCCACGAACTGATCGGCGTAGCTCAGCGCCCTGCGGTCCCCGGTCAGGACGTAGGCGCGCTTGGCCGCTTCGATCCAGTAGGCGGCCGGCTGCATCACCGGGCCACTGCCATTGTGGTACCTCCGTGTATGGGTACCACACAGCCTAGCCCTCTGCGCCGGTAGGGGTACCACACTCAGTAGTCCAGGTTCATGATGTCCAGCTGGCCCGTGCCGTCCGAGTGCTGCCCGTTGCCCGCGCTGCCCGTCGCGCTCGCGTAGGCGGCGGCGATGGCGCGCTCGTGCGGCGACAGGCCCTCCCGCGGCGGGTCCGGCGCCTTCGCCCACTGGTTCGTCACCACCAGCGCCGCGTAGGACAGGGTGTCTACCTGGTCGTCGTGGGCTCCGTTCGGGAACGCCGCCAGCTCATCGGTCCACTCGTCCAGCCACGGCGCCTCGGCGGGGAACCAGACCCGCCCGGCGTGCACCCGCCCGGCGGCCGGGATGGCGCGGGTGATCTTGTCGGTGTCGGCGCGCAGCTCGGCCACCGGGTACCCGGCGTCGCGGGCGTCCTTCACCAGCGTGGACGCGAAGAAGCCGTGCTCCACGTACAGCACGCCCAGGCCCCAGCGCCGGATCAGCGGGTCAGCGATCCTGAAGTGGTCATGCTGCTGGACGCGCGCCCGGGCGCGGTCGAGCAGGATCAGGTCGCCCTCCACCGACACCGCCCACGCCGACACCACTGTCCAGTCGGCGGTGGTCCTCGTGCTGGCGGCCACGTCGACGGTGCCGAACGTCCAGCAGTCCGCCATCGTCACCAGCTGGCCCTCGCACGCGATCCGCTCCCGGCCGTCCTGCCACGGCTCGGCGTGCCGCCAGTACCGGAAGGCCGAGCGGCGGAAGAAGTTGCCTTCCGGCGCCACCGGGTTCTGCTGGTACATGCCGCTGAACACGTACGGGCTCATCCCGGCCCGCAGGTTCGCGAAGTAGCCGGGCGCCCGGCCGCGCACCGACTCGAGCTCCTCGCCCGGCGGGCGGCCCAGCTCGTCGCCATCCTCGGCGATGG